GTTCTGGCAAGGTTAGGGTACGTAGGAAAGCGGATGGGTGCATTTTCATGCGGTAATGCGATGACCCGTGCGATTTCATTCATGCTGGTCAAACGCTTACGACCGGCACCCGCCAACTGTACCTTTCGCTGTCTTTGCATCTCTGTGGCTACGTAAGCAAAGAAAGATGAGGCGAGTTGCCTGAGGTGAAAGGGGCTGCTGCCCCGGGGTCGGGCGGACTTAACCGTCTCTTTTTAAATCACCAAGCCCTTGGGTTGCCCCCTCACAGATCGTCCTGCGACACGCAGGCGTTGAGGAAGGGGAAGTCTACAATACACGGCACCCTCTGGATCTGATGCACAAGAGAGATGTCGTGCAGGATTGCCTGGACGCTCACGCGGTACCGACGAGCTAGGTACACGAGGGTCTCCTGCCCCCATGCCTGTGTCGGTGCCGCTCTGCAAGTCCAGGGCTTGTTTTCGTCGGCCCTTTGCTCCGTGATCGGTCCATGGGTCAATGAGAATACGCGGTCAGCAAGCTCTGCCAGAACCGGGACATGTCGGTTCAGTGCCAGCTGCTTTGCCACGCCTCGGACCCAGGCCACGGGGTGCCCGACCGGCTCGGCCTGCCAGAACGCTTTGTATAGGCGGCGCCCAAGGGTCGGGCCCCAGACCCACTCGCCGGCCACAAAGTACGGCATCTGGCCGAGGTATGTGACGTCCGAAATGTGCGTTGCGGTCTCCTCCTTCACTACAAGGCCGAAGCGCTTGAGGTGGCGGACCGGCTGCACACTGTGGATGTCGAACCTACAGCCCACGATCGAGTCGTCACCGACAACAGAGATTGAAACAAATCTCTCGGCAAACTCAAAGTGGGCCGGTGTTAGGTCTTCGAGCTCCTGCCCTGTCAACTCGGCCGCGAAGGCGGAGGCGAGGCAGAGCCCGTTCAACAGGGCGTTCGCGAGCGCCGTGTCGTCGCGGCCAGACGCGTTGCAGACCGGCGCGTCGTATGTGATCGTCACCCCCTCCTTGCGGACCTTGCACTTGCCCTTGGGCTTCCTCCACACGTCGATCGCCCTCCAGAGGAGAGGGGCGTCAAGTCGGGAGAAAACCCGGGCGTACAGCCCCTCGATCAGAGCCCAACTCTCTGCCGAGTGGGTTGCATCGAAGGCTGAGTAGTCCGCGAAGAAGTATGACTGGCACGCGGCGTTGCGCTGCAGCCACTGGTCGAGGACCTCCGGGGGCGCTGACCCGTAGAAGATCCAGTTGTCCACGTGCCAGACCTCCTTGAGCCTCTTTGTCAAAGGCTTGAGGTAGGGTCCGGCGTCGAGATGCGTCTCGTCGTGGGGCGCTTGAATGAGGCGGGCCACATAGCGGGCCTCACTCGCGTAAGGCACCGCTCCAACGGGCTTAAACCAAGGCAGCTTCTCGGTCTTGACAAAGGCCGAGATCAGACCATAATCCCGGTGGGGCTCGCCCCGCTCGGTGAGCTTCTTCCAAGCCCGCACGAGCTCGTGGCGGCGTCGGCTGTCGGTGTAGGACTTGAGCCACTCCCACGTTTCCATGGGCTCCAAGGGCTCAAAGAATCCCCTCAAAAGACAGTCGGCGTTGCGCGCCAGGACGTCAAACGCCGCAGGCACTGGTGGCACCCGCTCCGGAAGCTCCTTGAATATCCTGAAGAGGATGGCCTCTAGAAGCGGCCGGGGTCCCACACTGGAGCAGAAGGGGTAGGCCCCGTTGAGGCCAACGCCCAAGAGTCGCGGGCCCCTCCGGACCCTGGGCTCCATGGACAAGACGTCTTGGAGTGTTGACCCCTTGACGACCACCCTCCTGCACCCCCAAGTCGCGACCCCCGATTTCAACGGGGGGTGCTGACTATCCATGTTGACCACGCCCGTGTAGCGAATAGTGATCGCGCTCGAGCAGACGTGGTAACCAAGACGGACAGCACGGACGAGTGGATCACCGTGCCTGGTG